CCCGTATGCTCATCCTCACCCACCTACTGAAATGGGAGTCCAAGAATGTCATTATTGCTAGCTCTAACCGTGCTATGGCTCTTGATACTTTTAGACAGGTAGCACAGGTCTTTGAGTCCAACGAGAACCTAATGGCACTTGTAAAGGCTATCCGTTATGCCAACGGTACTGAATGTATTGAGATGAAGACTGGCCAGCGACTAGACATCGTAGCTGCAACCCGTGACGGTGCGCGTGGTCGTACTGCCGACGCTCTCTTTCTTGATGAGTTGCGTGAATGGGGCGAAGAAGCCTACAGAGCAGCAACGCCGGTAACCCGTGCCCGTCCTAACGCCCACATATGGCTGACTTCTAACGCCGGTGATGCATTCAGCACAGTCCTTAACGACATGCGCGAGAGAGCGTTATCAAACCCACCTAAGTCATTCGGGTTTTATGAATATTCAGCAGAACCAACAGCCGACATCTGGGATCGCAAGGCATGGGCGCAAGCCAACCCTGCTCTCGGATATACCATTACAGAGGAAACCCTTGAAGAGTCAGTTGCCACATCGCCAATCGAGAATACCAAGACCGAGCTACTTTGCACATGGGTTTCGTCGCTTCAGTCGCCGTGGACTCATGGCAGTATTGAAGATTGTTCTGACGCTTCTCTTGAGATTCCAGTCGGCGGTTATACGGTATTCGCTTTCGACGTCAATCCTAGTCGCCGGAATGCGAGTCTGGTTGCTGGGCAAATACTCTCGGATGGTCGCATCGGAGTTGGCTTACTCCAAACATGGGAAAGCCTTGTATCGGTCGACGACCTCAAGATAGCGGTTGATATCAAGGCGTGGGCTGACCAATACCGCCCTCGTATGATCTGTTATGACAAGTACGCGACGCAGACGATTGCCGACCGCCTTGCTACCTCGGGACAGGTAACGCAGGACATATCCGGAGCGGCGTTTTATACAGCTTGTACGGACTTGAAGAATGCTCTCGATAACAAGACGCTAGTGCATAAGGGACAAGATAAGTGGATCCAACAGATGAACAACTGCGCGGCAAAACAGAACGATTCGTCATGGCGTATTGTGAAGCGTACAAGCGGTGGGGACATCTCTGGAGCCATTGCTACAGCGATGGTTGTGACACAACTGGTGAAACCACAACAAATGCCGACGATTTATGTCGGTGAGTAGTGTATAATAGTCCCCTATGGCTCTCTTTAATCGTAAGTCTAAGGAAATTACCGCACAGGTAAATCCTGCAGTCTACGATGCGCCTTTTGGATCATCCTACTCCATGGGAAACTTTGGCGGATGGAATAACTGGGCATCTCCAATCGACCGCCAAGCTGCGGCTTCCGTTCCAGCGGTATCACAATGCGTTCAGCTCATCAAGGGAACCATTGCAGGTATCCCGCTTGAGGTTTATTCATCTCGCACCGGCGAAGAGCTTGACGTCTTTCCGGCTTGGGTTAACCAGCCGGACAATCGCGCACCACGCGCAGTAACTATTGCGTGGACTGTCGACTCCCTTATTTACTATGGTCAGGCATTCTGGCAAGTAGATTCAATTTTCGCTGATGACGGACGCCCTGCGTCTTTCCATTGGATTCAGAACAACCGAGTTTCAACAAAACTAGATCCTATGACACAGGAAGTTGACTACTACATGGTCAACGGTACCCGTGTTCCAGATTCAGGCGTTGGAAGTCTTGTGACATTTCAAGCCTTTGACCAAGGGCTACTATTAAAGGGTCAGCGCACCATTAACAGCGCAATCAACGTGGAGAATGCGGTTAACGTCGCTATGACTTCCCCACAGCCTACCGGATACCTCAAAAACACCGGCGCAGACCTTCCAGAGAACATGATTCAGGGACTTCTTAACTCATGGAAGAATGCCCGTAACAATCGTTCTACTGCGTACCTAACATCTACTCTTGAGTACGTTCCAACGTCATATTCACCAGCTGAAATGACTTACAACGACTCTTCAGAGCAAATGGCAGCGCAAATCGCTCGCCTTCTTAACATTCCAGCAGCGATGATTAACGCAGAGCATAACCGTTCATCTACATACCAGAACGTGTTAGATCAGCGTAAGGAGTTTATGGCATACAGCCTTGCTCCATACATCAACGCTATTGAAGACCGTCTTTCAATGGACGACCTCACTCCACGTGGTCAAGTCGTGAGATTCGCCGTGGATGAAACTTTCCTTCGTGCTAACCCACAGGATCGCCTAGCAGTAACAGAGAAATTACTTCAGCTCGGTCTTATCAGCCTAGACCAAGCAAAGGAAATGGAAGGCTTGACACCAGATGGTAGCGAGTCACCAACAGCAATCGACCAAGAGCCAGAGGAGTCAGTCCCAGATGCAACACCTGACATTTAGCGCACCAATCGAAGCGGCAGACGGTCAGCGTCGTATCGTTTCAGGACAGATTGTCCCTTTCGGTGCAATCGGCAACACATCAGCAGGGCACGTTATCTTTGAGCGCGGTTCAATTCAGATCCCATCAGCTTCCAAGATTAAGTTACTTGCACAGCACAATACAAATGATCCAATCGGACGCGCTCAATCTTTTGCCGAAACTACTCAAGGCATTAACGGCGTATTTAAGTTATCTGCAGCTTCTAAGGCGCAGGATTACCTAGTCATGGCTTCTGAAGGACTTATTGACGGTCTTTCAGTAGGAGTTGAAGTCCTCGCATCACGCGAGCGCAAGGACGGCGTTATCGTCGTTTCATCAGCAGTCCTCAAGGAAGTTTCATTGGTCGAGTCGCCAGCATTCACAGAGGCTCGCGTCCTTGAAGTAGTCGCATCAGAAGGAGAAGAAGTGACAGAAGAAGTCACCACAGAAGATTCTGCACCTGTCGAGGTAGCAGAGGAAACCCCAACAACAGAAAGTGAGGCAACTGTGTCAGAAGATACAACAGCCGCAACAACAGAGGCAGCTGCAGCTGCAGAAGCCTCACGCCCAATCATCAAGGCAGCAGCACCATACTCAACAACACCACGCCACGATATCGTGTCAATGGGTAAGTATGTTGAGCACAAGGTTAAGGCAGCACTTGGCGATGACACATCACGTCAGTACGTCGCAGCAGCAGAAGATCCAGCAACTGTTAAGGCAGCTGCTGACTCAATGTCAACAAACCCTGCGTTTAACCCAATTCAGTACCTCTCAAACTTCGTATCTAACACAAACTTCGGTCGCCCAGCGATTGACGCAGTAAGCCGTGGAACTCTTCCAGCTTCAGGTCTTACACTCAACATCCCATCACTCGTTACATCAGCAGGTGGCGGATCATCAGTAGCACCAACAGTTGCTGAAACTGCAGAATCAGCTGCTCCATCAGATACAGGAATGACATCTGCATACGAGTCAGTAACAATCAAGAAGTACGCTGGACAGCAGACAATCTCACTCGAGCTTCTCGAGCGTTCAGACCCAATCTTCTTTGACCAGCTTGCAATCCAGTTGGAGCGCGCATACCGCCTTGCAACTGACTCTGCAATGATCGGAATCCTTACAGCACAGGGAACACAGGCAACAGGCGTAGCAGCAACAAACGCTGGCTTGATTTCATTCGTGTCAACAGAAGCTCCAGCAGCTTACAAGGGTTCTTCATACTTCGCGTCTAACCTCGTTGCTAACACCGACTGGTGGTCAACAATCATGGGTTACACCGATACAACAGGTCGCCCAATCTACAACGCTCTTCAGCCAATGAATGCAGCAGGACAGGTTAACCCTTCTTCAATCAAGGGTAACGTCCTCGGTCTTGATCTCTACGTAGATAAGAACGTAACTGCAGGACTTGTTGATGAGTCAGCATTCATCATCGCTCCAGAAACAGCTTACTGGTGGGAGTCACCTGAGGCGTTCTTCTCAGTTAACGTTGTTAACTCAATGAGCGTTCAGACAGCAATCTACGGCTACGGCGCGGGTAAGGTTCTCATCCCTGCAGGTGTCCGCCGCTTCAACCTCGCTTAATAGCGAACCCCTAGTACGCCGAGGGGGTCGGGCAAGCCCTTCCCGACCCCTATCGGTCTAAATTGAAAGGATCACAATGGCACTCTTCGTGACAGTCGACGAACTTCGCGACACCCTTGGAGTCGGCACATTGTATTCCGACGAGGTTTTGGAATCTGCATGCCAGACCGCTACCGAAACTCTCCAGCAATACCTTTGGTATGACTACTACCCAGTAATCGGTGGAACCGTTCAGGACAACGTGGCGACAGTCGTATTGTCTGCCCCAGTATCATTTACCGCCGGTGAGGTTATTGAAATCTCTTCAGCCGGTTCACGCCTTAACGGTCAGCACACCATTACAGCTACTTATCCGTGGTCACAGGGCTCTGGAACATTCCCACTCTTTACTTACATGTTCCCATATAACTATTACACTTTCCCAAAGAACTATTCTTTGATTCAATTTAATACAACCAACAAAACGAACATGAACTACCGCCTTATTAAGCCATATGGTAAGGCCTTGGGAGTAGACGGTTCAGATACTCAAGATCCAGCCTATGCTGAAATTGACAGCATCCGTCAGGCGGCTCTTATGTTGGCTATCGACGTATGGCAAGCACGCCAAGCACCATCATCCGGTGGCGTGTCCGTTGATGGAGTTACACCTAGCCCATACCGTCTAGGTAATACCATGCTCGCTAAGGTACGCGGTCTTATCGCGCCTTATACAAACCCATCGGCGATGATTGGATGACAGTCCCAGCCGTATCCACGCTGCGTCAGACATTGGCGACGGCGTTAACCGCTAATACAACTTACCAAGTATTCGCATACCCGCCAGCAACGATTCAGGCTAACAGCGTTATTATTGTTCCCGACGATCCATATCTTGAGCCATCTAACGACTCATGGGCGTCAGTAGGGCCAACAGCAAACTTTAAGCTCATCATTACCGTCCCACTCTTCGACAATCAGGGAAACCTGCAGGGCATCGAGGAAGCGGTAGTCACAATGTTCAACGCGCTCTTCGCGGCGACAGAGAACGACACAATCGCCTACAACGTAGGCACAGTAAGTCAGCCACAAGTCCTGAATGCCGCTTCCGGTGATCTCCTCACCTGCGAAATGGCAATCAGCCTAGTCACCTCATGGAGCTAACAATGGAAGAATGGTACGCAGAACAAGCAGCATTCCTGACTAAAATCGGTCAGGTAGTAGAAAAGCCAGCAAAGTCAAAGAAAGACGAGGAATAACCTAAATGGCAGTATTTCTAAATAATGGCGTAGGCGTTAAGGTTAACAACGTCGACCTCTCTGACCACGTCAACAACATCACACTCAACCGCAACTTCGATGAACTCGAAGTAACTGCAATGGGTGATTCAGGTCACAAGTTTATCAAGGGACTTGAGGCATCATCTATTACTCTCGACTTCCTCAACGATACAGCAACAGGATCTGTTCTTCAGACTCTTCAGGCTGCATGGGGAACAAACGTAACTGTCGTACTCTTGCAGAACAAGGGCACAGCAGTTTCAGCAACTAACCCACTTTACACAATGACTGTTCTTCTCAACGGAACAACAGACATCAACGGCGCAACAGGCGACCTCTCAACACAGAGCGTTACTTGGAACGTAAGTGGTACAGTAGCTGTTGCATCAACAGGTACATTCTAAGCATTACTAGAAAGGGCATAGCATGGCAAAGTTGAAAATCGACCTAGTCGACGGAACACAGCACGATATTCAGATTACTCCAAAGCTCCAATGGGCTTTCGAGAACTACGCGAAGAAAGGCTTTCACAAGGCTTTCATCGAAGACCAGAAGCAATCTGACGTGTATTGGCTTGCATGGGAAGGGCTTCGCCAGAACGGGGTTACAGTTAAACCGTTCGGCGAGGCTTTCCTAGACACGTTGAAAGACGTGGAAGTAGTAGGTGACGACCCCCTGTCTTAGATCGTAACTCGGTAGTCTATTGGGCTTGCCGAGTCGCAATCGAAACAGGGATACCGCCCAAGGAACTGTTAGAGATGGATTATTACACCCACCTCATGTTCCAGAAGGCACTTAACGATAGAGGGAAGGAATTAGACAATGCCAGCAGTAAAGCTAAGCGGCGTTAAGTACGTTCTCTCTCAGTTAAACAAAGTTAACCCAGAAAGTCGCAAAGAGTTAACCAAGGAAGTCCGGAGCGCGGCAAAGCCTATTGTCACCAAGGCTCGTGGCTTCGTTCCGGCCACTTCCCCTTTATCTGGATGGACACGCGATTCAGGCGCATGGGGCTCACGTCATTATGACCCTATTGTGGCAAAGCGTGGAATTGGCTTTACTACAGGATCTACAAAACCTAATCGTTCAGGCTTCTCTTATCTTGCCTACTTCTACAACAAGTCCGCCGCTGGTGCTATCTACGAAACAGCCGGACGCAAGACTTCAGGACAGCAAGGCAAGTCCGCCAACCCTAAAGCCGGTGAACAGTTTATTCAGGCTCTTGGCGCAGTTGGCAAAGGACGCATGGCTGGTCGCTCCATGTTCCGAGCAGTAAACGAAGATGAGGGCAAAGTGCGCGGCTCTATTGTGAAAGCATATACAAGTGTTATTGAGCGTTTTAACAGAGGCGAACTATGAAAACCCCTTCATTAAGATATGAACTTCTAGCCGATGATAAAACCGCTAAAGGCCTCAACTCTGCCAAGAAAAATATTGGTGGCTTTGAGAAGGGCGTTGAAAGCCTAGGCAAGAAAATTGCAGCTGCCTTTGCAGTTGAGAAAATCATTGCTTTCGGTAAGGCTTCCGTTGAGGCTTTTGCAGCAGATCAGAAGTCAGCCGCCCTACTTGCTAACACTCTCAAGAACTTAAGCATTGGCTTTGCTGACGCTAACGCAGAGCAGTTTATCCAGAAGATGACTATGGCTTCCGGAGTCGCAGACGATGTTCTCCGCCCAGCCCTAGGCAAACTCATTACCCAAACTGGCGACTATTTCAAGTCACAGGAATTGTTGAACCAAGCGCTAGACATTTCTCGCGGTTCCGGCGTTGATCTAGCCACAGTCACACAAGACTTGGCCAATGCCTACGTCGGTAATACCAAGGGACTTAAGAAATATAACCTCGGCTTAACACAGGCTGAACTCAAGACTGCCTCATTTGCAGATATTACCAAGAAGCTCAATGACCAGTTTAAGGGTGCTAACGTTGCTTACCTCAAGACTTATGCAGGACAGATGGAAGTCCTCAAAAACTCTGCAGCAGAAGCGCAGGAAACTATTGGTAAGGGTCTAGTCGATTCCTTAAACCTACTAGCCGGTAACACTTCAGTAGCCGACCTTGGTCAGCAGATGCAGGACTTGGCTACCTACACTTCAGACGTTATCTATGGCATTTCTTCAATGATTGCCAAACTTAAGAACATTCCTGTTATTGGCAAGAGCCTTAACGTTGGCAACTTAATCAAAGCAAGCAGTCCTCAACTGGCTAATCTTCTTAATGCGCTAGACTTTATCAAAAAGTACGGTGAAAAGGAGCAGAACAAGAAGCTCCAGAACCCTAGCGTTCAGATGTTCATGACAGATCAGAACAACCAGCGTCTAGCCCGTCTGCAGGTTAAGACTTCTACAGCCCAGACTAAGGCTACAAAGGCTCTTACTGCAGAACAGAAGAAGCAAGCCCTTCTCAAGAAGCAAGGCACTCTCTTTGACATGGAGCAGATTCAGTTAATCGCAGCCCTCAAGGGTAAGTTATCTGATGAAGAGCGAAACCGTGTTCTCTTGCAGTTGGCATTACTTCAAGGCAACGAAGAGGCCGCGGCTAAACTAAGCACACAAATTGCCAACTCTATTGACAAGACTGGCAACCTTGCTAAGTACCTTCAGACACTTCCTGACGCTAATAACCCATTCAAGAATTGGGATACCTACTTAAAGGGTATTGAAGACCGAGTTAAGGCCATTACTAATAACCCACCGGGATCTAATAATCCAGCCCCTAACGCGCCCGTTAACCCTTATGGCCCTAACAATATACCGCGCTATGAACCGGGCGGAACTGGCCTAAATCCACCTTCTACAGCACCATTAGAGGGTACTTATTCTTATTCACCTTCATACGGTCTAGGCGGAAGCCGGACAGATTCAGCTGCAGGAATGGGAACAATTGTTGTTCAGATTGATGGCAAGACCATTGCTTCAACTCTTATGGATCAGTCACTTAACGGCAACCAGACTTATATCAACCGTCGAACAGGTGGCTTCGACTTCTAATGAGCCTACCTGCCAATATATCCGTATCGTTTGACTTCTCTTCAGGAGCAACGTTCGGCTACCCGTTTACTATTGGCGATTCCAAGTACGGCATTTTGGGAACATCCCAGTTGGCAGGGTCTAGCCCAGCCGCTCCGGTTGTAGATCTCACTCCGAACGTATACCAGATTACTATTGACCGTGGACGCAATATCCAACAAGACCAATACATCGCTGGAACGGCTGTTGTACGCGTTCTCGACCCTAATTCATACTTTAATCCACAGAATACGGCATCGCCTTATTACGGCTATTTGACGCCTTTACGTAAACTCCGTGTGGCGGCAACTACTTCATCATCCCAGAAGTTTCTGTTTTCCGGCTATACCACAGAGTATCGCTACCACTACCCAATCAACCAGGAAACAGCCTATGTTGATATTTACTGTTCCGACGCTTTCCGCCTGTTCCAACTGTCACAAGTCCAGTCAATAGCAGATTCAGGCGCAGGACAGACCACCGGCACCCGCATTGGCAAGATTCTCGATGACGTGTCTTTCCCTGCCAATATGCGTCAACTTGATACAGGCGACTCTCTATGTCAAGCAGATCCCGGCACACTTCGCACCAGCCTTGCAGCACTTAAGAATGTCGAGTTTTCAGAAGGTATCGGAGCGTTTTATATTAATGGCTCTGGCACAGCAGTATTCAAGAGTCGAAGCAACGTACAGAAGTCAATCGCCCAGACTCCTATCCAGTTTAACCAAACTACAGGCATACCATACGCAAACTTAGTTTTTGCCTTTGACGACAAGCTCATCATTAACCAAGCAGCCATAACCCGTGTTGGTGGAACCCAGCAATTCTACGAAAACACCGCTTCGGCTATCCGGTACTTCCCACACCAGTATTCGGTGCAAGATTTGGTTATTGACACAGACGCGGCTGCAGCCAATATCGCCGCTACCTATGTTGCCACTCGTGCCGAAACCACCATCCGCATCGATGCCATGAAGATTAACCTGTTAGATCCTGCAGTACCGACTAACACCATTATTGGACTCGACTATTTTGACGTCCTTAATATCATTAACGTCCAGCCTGATGGCTCGACCATTAACAAGACATTGCAATGCCAAGGACTTAAGTGGGAAATTACCCCACAGTCTATGTATTGCACCGTAACAACACTTGAACCCATAACTGATGGATTCATCATAGGAAACTCAGAACGCGGTATAATAGGCGTATCTGCGATGACATACTAGGAGATAGACAATGGCAACAGGCTTTCCAGCGGCAACAGGTGACATTCTCACCGCAGCCATGTTCAATGGACTCGTAGGGTTCACCCTCAATGACCAGACAGGCACAAGCTACACCCCTGTCCTTACTGACCAGTATCAAGTACTCATCACCCGATCTAACGCGTCAGCTTCTACTCTTACCATCCCGACCAACGCATCTGTAGCCTTTCCAGTCGGAACAGTAATCACCGTGCTTAACAAGGGCGCAGGAGCGGTTACTATTTCCGGAGCAGGTGGCGTTACAGTCCTTTCAGCAGGTGCTACTGCAGCTTCTCCAGTCTTGAACCAATACAAGATGTGCAGTTTGACACAGATTTCTGCTAACAACTGGCTAGTGGCGGGCGCAATTGCTTAACGTAGTCAGCGGCATTCACGGGGCTGGCGCACCGCCGGTTAATAGTTCTTATGAGTCTATCCAGACCTTTACGGCTGGTGGCGGTGGTTCAAGTTATATAGAGTTTACTTCCATCCCGTCAACTTATAAGCACTTGCAGATTCGTGCGCTGACTTCTAGCACTTCCGCCGGCGACATTTATATGCAATATAACGGTGACACTTCAAGTGCTTACGCACG